AAAACTTAAATTTTGTATCTGAATATATTATAGCATGTTGTTACAATATATTTCCATCCCGGCCTTTATTATTAGTTTTGCCGTTGGTCTTTTTTTTGTGTATATTTTGGGACCCGAAATGAAGACGATTTATATTTATCCTAGCCCAGAAACTGTAGGAAAGGTCATGGTTAAGGATAAGGCCGACAATTGTTTCTATTATGAGGAACAACAAGTAGAGTGTCCAACCGACGAATCGCTTATATCCACTATCCCAATACAGGCTCAATAAAATATAACTAAATTGTAGACCTCCTTAAAGATTTAGTATAAGTGTAATTAACGGAATTTATATGTTTTGAAAAAAGAATTTAACACGGTAATATAACAATAGAAATGCATCTAGGTAAATTTGTTCATACTGAAACTGGTAAAGTTATAATGTCTATTCTATTAGGTTTTGGTCTCGCCTCTTTATTTAGAACCATTTGTAAGAATAAAGATTGTCTCATTTTCCACGCTCCGCATTTAGAAGAAATTAAGGATAAAATCTATAAAAAAGGCGACAAGTGTGTAAAATATTCATATGTAGCAACAAAATGCGACTCATCTTCGAAAATAATCGAATTCGAGTAAGGTTTGCGTAATTATTATAATCAATCATTCTTTATACTAATTATGAGCGATTCGACAAGTATCTTAGACTTACCAACAGATCCAGTGGGAGGGGGAAATGTTAGCAATAATATTTCTATGACTGCGACGGAAAATGTAGTGGTTTCACAAAAACAACAGGCAAACGGCACATTGGACGAGGCGACTATTAGTCAAATAGTTAGCGGACTTCAAAACGCAAGTCGCAATGGTGCGACTCAATTGCCATCACGAGATATTTCAATGTCTACAATCGGCATCAGTAATGACCCCCATGTCCAGCCGAATTATGTCCCTCCCCCGCAGGAAAATACGGATTATATTAGGAATTATGAGCAAACATCGGACATGATAAATGACTACAATAAAAATACACAGGATAACAATTCATTAGACGATATGTATAACGAAATACAGGTGCCATTATTACTCGCCGTCATGTACTTTTTATTTCAATTGCCGTTTTTTAGAAAATTGTTATTCGGTTATTTTCCTGTCTTGTTTTCGACTGACGGAAATATGAACATAAACGGGTTTCTTTTCACAAGCGCCCTGTTTGGTCTGTTATATTACATGATCAACAAAACCACGAATCGCTTTGGCGTTTTTTAGCAGAGACAAATGTGTATAAAAACCCACTTAAAAATAAGCAGATATAGTCATATATCATAAACAAATATGAATTTAATTAATACATTAGCATCTACATACGAAAACATAAGCAGAATGACTCTGTATAATAGTTTTAAAACTGGTAATCCAACATATGACGCTGTTATATCAACTATTTTGATCGGTTTATATGGTTATATATTAAATTATGTAGCCAGATATGACGTTATGGATATTTTATCAAACGTTAACTTTGAAACATTCAAAGGTTGTCTTTTTCAGAAAAATTGTGTTGTTATTGAAGGGAAAAAATGTTCCACCACGTGCTCATACAATTTGACACCAAATATTTCTGCCATATATAGCACCAGGTTCAAGGCGATTTCCAACCATATTATTTCTAATATCGATAAATTCGCTCCTATTTACCAGATTAAAGAAACATATAGCACCTATCAGACAACGTCTAATGAGGAAGAGAGAAGAAAAACCCTCGAGATATTCATGGTTGATCAAAGAAAATCGTTTAAATTAGAGGACAATATTTATGCGCGCGTAGAAACGGAACAAGAAGCATCCGGTGACGAGAGGGACAAATCAAATACAAAAACCGTAAAAATGACATTTGAGATATACTCGTACGTTCATTCAATCAGTTATCTAAAAACATATATTGATAATATTACTGAAAAATACGTGTCATCTGTTCGGGAAATTCGAAGTAATAAACGGTTTATATACAATTTAGATTGTGTCATACCAAAACCAGAGGAAGGATTGACAAGTTGTTGGCGGGAAGATGTGTTTGAAAGTGCGCGAACATTTCAAAACATGTTTTTCGATGGAAAGCAACAACTCGTGGCGCATATTGACCATTTCTTAAACAATCGAGAATGGTATTATGAAAAGGGAATACCATACTCGTTGGGGATTGGGCTGCACGGTCCACCGGGAACAGGGAAAACATCATTTATTAAGGCCCTCGCAAAATATACAAACCGTCACCTTGTCGTCATCCCACTTAAAATTATAAAGACCAAAAAACAACTGGAAGGTTTCTTTTTTGAAAACACGTATTCTAGTTATAATGAAAAGGGTTCTGTGTCATTCGACAAGAAAATTATCGTTTTTGAAGATATTGATTGTATAGGTGACGTTGTATTGGAACGAAGTAGTAAAAACAAATCGCGCGCAAAAGCGAAGGATGCGTCGGAAAATATTGTGATAGGCGACATTGCAAAGCGTGGTCGGGATTCGTCTGAAGTAACAACCGTTCAACTACTCGCTCCGGCTACAGAGCCGCCAATCACGCTAGACGATATTCTAAATTTATGGGATGGAATAAGAGAGACCCCTGGTAGAATATTGATAATTTCATCGAATCACTATCGTAAGCTCGACTCGGCCCTGACTCGCCCGGGAAGAATTGATATAACACACGAACTAAAAAACGCAAGTCATTCTACAATATCTGAAATGTATCAGAATCTATTTAATAGCCCCATTAATAAGGCTAGCCTGAAGAAGATTCGCGAGTATTTATATTCACCTGCTGAAATAATAAATATCTATGTTCAAAATAGAAATGAATGCGATTTTATGAAGCGATTAATGAAAAATAAAAAAGGCGCATAAAATTTCATTATGCTACTGTCCATTTTACAATAAATTTCGTTTTATTGTAAAATAGTAAATACTGCCATATACTAGTTTGAATGATTCAAGATTTCGTTATAAAATTAATCGATAATTTACCAGAGGAGATAACAAAAACGAAGGAGCCGATCGTAATAGACCTCATCTTGGATGGCGGCGCATTTAACGGTAGTTATTTAGTTGGCGCACTATACTTTTTAAAGGAAATGGAAAGACGCAAATATATTAGAATAGATCGCATATCTGGATGCAGCGTCGGCGCAATCGTGGGATTCTTGTATTATATTGATGGATTACACCTTATGACTGAATTATATGAAATACTTGCGGCTGACTTTAGAAAATCATACAAGTTACAACTCGTTAAACAGCTTAAGCGGCATTTAGGAAGTAGTATTCCCACTGATATTTGCCAAAAAATAAACGGTAAATTCTTTATTACGTATCATAACATCAAAAGAGGCACAAAGCCGGTAAAGTGTAAATATACAGACATAGACGACATTTTGAATACCATAATAAAGTCATCCTATATTCCATTTTTAATAGACGGTAATGTGTTATACAAAAACAAATATATAGATGGAATGAACCCTTTTATTTTCGCAAATGAGCAAAATAAAAAAATTCTTTACATGGACCTCTTTGGTTATGACAAGATAAGTAATCTTATCAATGTTAAAAACGAGAAATCAAATTATCATCGGGTCCTATCCGGGTTGCTAGACATTCATTCTTTTTATATAAAACAATCCAATACTCAAATGTGCAGCTATGTTAACGACTGGAATATTTTTAATAGCGGGGGCAATTATATCAAGGTTCTAATAGAGAAACTGATACTATATATTGTTTATGCGATAGTTTTAATAAATAAGAAGATACCAACAGAGGTTAAGGACAGTATACTTTACAAGAGTTTAGCAAAAATATTATATGACATTTTTTTAATCGTGTTAGAAAATCGATGTTTATAAGTTAGAATAATTAAGCATTAATATTCTTCTATAAAAATGGACAGCATTGATATAACTAGTTCTGAATACACAATTAACGACATTTCCAACGATATTATCGGTGGAGGTGACGATTTCTCAGTAGACTCCCTATATATTTATATAGGAATTTTGGTTTTCGCTGTATTGGCCATCGTATTCTTATATAAAATGTATAATAGACATCGGCGAGTCACATTTCAAGATAAGCTAGATGACTGTTACGGCGATATTTGTCGTCCGTAATTTACTTGGAGCGCCTTGTTTTACCGCCATAAATAGCGAGCTTCTTCTTCCTCTTAATTGTTTTGGCCTTTTTGACCTTCTTTTTTGGTGGTTTATTATCATCTGATTTTTTATTTTTAAAATCATCTGGTTTATAGTTTAAAAACCACTCTTCTAACAATCCCTTGTCGTTTTTCTCTTTTAATTCCTTATATTTTGCTGCCTTGTCAGCTCGCATTTCTTCGACTGATTCTTGGTGTCCATAGCAGGTAATACTGAATCTAGTGAGCAGACCCTTTTGTTCCAATCTATTCTTTTGCTGTACATCAAAGAGAAAACTCGACATGCATAATATTCTGTCTAGGAAATGATTATAGTAAGGGCGATCCGCATATAAAAATGCCAAATAGAAACTTAACATAGTGTCGATTGTTGCAATTTTGACTTTTTGTCCAGATATGGTAATAACATTGTAACTATGGCACGCAATCGGTTTGTAGATCATGGCGACTGTATCCTTTCCAACGCAAATTTCATAATGAACCGGAATTACTTCTCCAACCGGGTCTCGCTTTTTGATTTTAACATTATTGACACCAATATCCTTCAAACGTTCCTTCACAATTTCGGCGGTTGTTTCGGGGTCATTGGATAAAACATCAAAATCAGCAATCTTTTCCAATTTCTGTTTAACGTTGCCCGGCATGTAACGCGAATATAGAGACATGGCGTAGCCGCCAAAAAACACGACCCCCTGATTTATAAAAGTGTTTCTTACTGTATCATAAATAAGGTCTTCATCTGTTCTATCCTCCATTTCTCGTTGAAAATCAACCATGTTACAATTTAAATCTGTAATTGGATAATGTTTATTTAACAGAGCGAGACGCTTCATAACCTTTTCCCACCTACTCGTATCTCCCGCAGGGCGTGACAGCTCTAAATACATCGACATTCTTAAATAGTTGGGCGGTGTGTATAAAATTCCGCCTACGCGAATTGCGTCCTTTTTCAACGCATTATAAATGCCCTTTGGTAACATGGTTATATCAGCAACCGGAATATAATTAACGAACACTTTATATGTTCCGTGATGCTGACCCGCCTTTGCCTCCACGTCTGTAAACCCTTGTTTATAATAAACATCTGCCAACTCTTTTGCGTCGGCCAATGCATTCACCGCAAAAAAGTCATAATCAGGAATCTCTACCTCCTTGTTATAGAATTGATCATCTGAAGGTAAGATATTATTAATTGCCGTCCCTCCATAACAAATTAGGGCCTTTCGCTTAATAAAATCTTCGACAATCTTAATAATTCGTTTTATCTCGTCTGATTGAACAACGCGTCGAGCTATTTTCTCTTCTGCCTTATCAACTGCCATACGAAGAATCGCCAATTCGCAATCTTCGAATTTTAATCCTTTACAGGTCTTTTTTGTTGTCATTCCGCGGTCTTATATACTAAATAGATTTAAATCTTCAATGGGCAATTAGTAATTTGAACTTTTAAATTACTAATTGTTATTTTTACATTTTTATTTTACAGTGAGGCGCACTCTTCTTAAGATTTAAAACTATAATAGTCGGTTGACGTTGTGCGTGTAGCATATGAATACGCGGGGTTTTGTGGGGTTGGTGCCGGAATAGTGATAGGTTGGTACCTCAAATCCGCGGGTTTTAAACAAAATGCGTAACCACATCTGTCGAAAAACTCGGCATTTTCCATTAAAAAGTTGTCGACCAATTGATACCGCATTGCGACAAAATTACATCCATACGCTCTAGCTAGCATTGCGCTTGGATTTGCGGGATCGATACCTACGTCCGGGAACACGATTGTCATGCCTGTCTTGTTATATTCTGTTAATTCTTGCGTGTCGGGGCTATTTACAATGTCATAATTTGAATAACTTCTCATAAAGATTGAGTTGCTTGTTATGTTTACGTATTCTAGGAACGCTTGATTCTGTAAAAATGAGTTGTTTATTTTATCAACGACTATAATCACCTTGTTCCTAAATGTTATTAAAGGAACGCTTCCTAAATTATGACCACTGTTCTCAAAACTATAATCCATTCCAAGCAAAATATCATCATACGATTTTAAAATAGACGCTAAATTAGAATACATTTCCTGGTTATTGCTCTTAATTCTTAAGTGAACAATAATGGGGTCTGTTGGATTTGGTGCGGTTCCGCCGGAAAATGCGTAGCTACGGATTGTCTCCATTACGCTGCTAAAATCAACGGAATTAAATGTCTCTTTAATGAAATAACTGTCAACTGTGGAAGTAGCGACGACGGGTTGATTGTCAACAGAATATACTTCAAAGTCTAAACACCTGACACCCTGTTTAATTACTGCCTTTAAATTACAAATATTTACGAAATCGTTTTTGTAAGAGCCACCCGAACAAGCATTATATGCGGTTTTAACATAGTAATCAAAAAGGTTGCCGCTACAGTCGGGATCATTCGCAGAAATAGGCCTAATGTTTCCGTTTACGCTGGGATACAAGGAATTCATAAAATCGCATTCTTTTGTTTCTAACTTGCTTAGATAAATCATGTATGCGATAAATATTACAAGAATGATAAATATAATCGCAATAATCATATACGACTGGAAAGCTTCATCGGAATTTGTAATATTGCTTAAATACTGTTCTGCTATGCTTGGCATTAATCTAATATAATATATTATTTTTTAATTTAAATTTGGGTTTTAGAAAGAATATATTAATGACGAAATAAAGAATTAAAAAATTACCTTATTATATACTTAATATGGCCGGCGGATTAATGCAATTGGTTAGCGAAGGGCAACAGAATATAATTTTAAATGGCAATCCATCGAAGAGTTTCTGGAAGGCAGTTTATAAAAAATACACGAACTTTGGTAAGCAAAATTTTAGATTAGATTATGAAGGAACGCCAACAATTAATCCTACAACTGAATCAACATTTGTATACAAAGTCCGTAGGTACGCAGACCTCCTTATGGACTGCTACATCTCAATCAATCTCCCGACAATTTGGAGCCCGATTATGCCTCCTCAGCCGATTTATAATTCAGCAGGCGTGGTAACTGGTTATACTGACTGGGCGCCATACGATTTTAAATGGATAGAAAATATCGGCG